ATATCTTGACGCAATTCGTTGATAAGATCGCTGGCAGTGTTAATTCCCAGTACTTTGATCTGATCTTTGACCACAGTTCCTAGTTGATCATTGTAACGTTTTTCGTTAGCATCAAAATAAAACCGATTTTGATTCACGCTGCCAAATACATAACTGAGAGTGCGTATTCTCACAGTGTAACTATCAGGCTGTTTGATAAAGGCCACGATCCACGAACTATCCACTGCGGTGTTAGTAATATCACCTGATTTACCTAGACTGAAATCGTCGACGAGATTGAGATTACTGGCTGTGATTATTTTCCATTGCGATTCTAGATCAGAATATCTCAGTCCAAAATTAAGATTGGCTGCTGCTTGATTAACTATTTCATTCTCTAATGCGGTGTTGAGATCGTTGATAAATCGTGGCACTATTCTTTCAGCAATTGCTCCTGTTGGTATTACATCACTGAAAAGAATTGGGCCTAAACCGTTGGTTAACACTCCTCGGCCAGCATTAGTGCCATCACCAACTACTCTAACTACCTTGGTCCAAAGACTAGCAGTCTGGGTGGGGTCGGCGGGGTCAACCGTGACAATCTTTCCTTTTTTGAATGCAAATCCCTGCGGAGCTGTGAATTTTATAGAGCTGTTTACTAGTAGGTATTTTAAAACAGCAGTTGAGTACGAGCCTACTTTCAGTAGTGAATTGTCTACGAGATTTTTCAAATATCCGGTGTCGCTGGAGACTGCTTGCCAAACTGTATTGGTGTCTGTGAACAGTATTTTATTAAACTTTGTGAAATAAAAATTATAAACTTCAGTGTCTGTGAACACAGGCTCGATGCTGCGTCTAATAAAATTAATGATATCTAATCTATTAGAAAACTTAAATGACAGCGTGGATTCATTTTCTTGTTTGTAGATATATCCATCATCGCCGAACACATTAATACTGCTGTATTTTCCTGTGGCGTCTAGTATGTCAAAATTTCTACTGATTCCGCTAGAGGTTCTATTCACTGCCTTGATTTTTAGAATATTCTGAGAGCTTGTTAAAGGAGCAAGATTATAATCCTCTGCTGTGATCATTCTATTCTGTGTATAGTACACTGCGGGAGCGTTGGCTCTGATAACATCGATGTCTTCAGATGCTGCTGAATTTGATACCGTGCTCTGCAATGCCAGCCCAATAGTTAATGTCTGCTCAATTCCAGATTTGTTAAGATATACCACGCTGATATTAATGCCTCGCATTTCATTGGGATATATGGTATAACTTAATCCATTGCTGGTTCTATAAAATATTCTAAATGATCCCTGTGGTAGATTTCCGTAGACTCCGTCTGCGAATACCAAATCGATGTTGTCATCTTCTTTGGTGTTTATGGCATAAATGTTGCGGATGTCCTGGGCAACACTGTTATAGGCTATGTTGTTGCCTACCAGAGATGATACTTTGGTCCACTCTTCTAGTTGTGTGCCCTGTGAACTCAATGAAAATAACCATACATCATCATTGTTGATGTTGCCTGCATCTACAGCAATTTTTTCATTGGTGGTAGGAACTTCTACAGTAAATTCTGCTAATTCAATAGTTCCCTGTTTGAACTGTATAAAAAATCCGGTGTTTGCACTACCGGGTCCCGAGCCGTCATTTTTATATATGAAACCCAATTGGTTGCCAGGTACTGGCGGTTCTTCGTAGATGTTTTCACTGTTCTTAAATGCTGTAGATACTATTTCAAATCCCATACTTAAGCCGCTGACATTTTTACTAAATGAAAACAACGGCACATCTGAGCTAATAGTACGAAATCTATACTGTTCTGTAGGGATCCCCTGAATTATAGCCGAACCTTGACTGCGACCAAATTCTGTGTTATCTGCCATGGCAGAATTTAATACAGTGAGAAACTGTTCTAACCAGTTGGTGTTGGTGGGATCGTTCCAGGTTATTAACTGTGACGCAAGATTCTTGCCATTGCTGTCTACGATATTATCAGTGGTGCTTATGGTAGTAAATTTCAACAATCCCTTAGAAGTCACATTTCGCTTGGCATTGTAACTTAACATACGAGCTATACGCAACACACTTTCTTTGGTTTCTGCAAGCTCAATGAAATTTTCTCTACTAGCAAGATCTATACGGAATGCCAGGCTCTGTCCTAAAAAAGCAATGGCGTCTATTAATGCGAGATACTCACTTGATTCTATATAGTCGTTGAAATCTTCAGGATAATTTTCTCTAAGGTAAGTGATAATAACTCTACGTAGATTTTCAAAGTCGTAGCTTTTGAAATCAGCGTTTCTAAATGTCTGATAGATTCTAGTCCAATCTTGATTTAAGATTAAATTATTTTGCCTGCTGGTCGTAGTCATACCAATATTTACCTTAAAAAATTAAATGGTCAGTTTATAACCCTGTTGGTTTTATCAAAATTAAGTGACATTTTTTCAGTGATGTTGAAAGGTCTGTAAATTAATTCCACCTGGATGCGCATGCCTTGATCTGTGCTGTCTATCTGCACTTCTTGTACAGATATCCTAGGATCATAGTTGACAATGGCTTCTACATCCTTGGCTATGATTTCCTTGACATCAGGAGTAAATGGCTCAAACAGCATGTCCCAGATCACTGTGCCGAATTCTGGATTTTCTAATTTCTCACCTTTGCGGATATAAAAATGATTGATCAAATCCTGTTTGACAAGATTGATGTCGTAGAGTTTGAAATTCTTATTAGATTCGCTGGAGCTGAATCCTTTATAAGTGTATTTGGCCTGATTCTCAGTGACATTGGCCACACTCTGTGCTGCGATTTTTTGATTGTATAGTCTTGTAGCCATGTTTAGGTATCCCTATCTGTTTTATCTGCTGTTAGTATGTCCGGTGCTCTGTGCTCGTGCAGTGCCCAAGGTTCATGCATAGGGATGCGTTTCATAATGCTTTGAACAACACCCGATTGATAGCGTTGGTCCCATCCAGTTATTATACTAGTAGCTGGATTATCTCGAAGGACATACGGTCTCACAAAGTCAGCAGCCGCAGCTGTTTCTGCATTGTTTGGTCCATTGAAATTGATTTTAGTACCGTTGAGTTTGAGCTCAGCACCACTACCAAGATTTATATCTGAGGTAGAGCTAATTCTAGTTTCTGCTCCAGACGCAATGTCTAAATCGTTGTTAGTGGATATTTTAGTTTTAGCTCCTACTAATATGTCAAGATTAGCACCTACTGTAAGTTTAGCATCATTGTTGATTAAAAATTCCATGTCAGTGGCAATTTCCACATGCCATTTGCCTGATTCAGTTCTCATATTAATGTTTCTACCTGCTTCGAGATTTATGTCTCGGTCAGCACGTATATTGAGATCTTGTTGAGTATGTAGACTAATACTGTCTTGTGCATATATATCTATCTTACCGTTACTGGTTAATTCAATCCATGCTGTGCCTCGGGCATTGGCAATGTAGATCAAATCTTCTGAATTGTGCATCAAGATTTGGTGACCTGTTCTAGTTCTCACTCTAAAATATTCACTAGCAGGAATGGTAGGGGATCCTATATCACCTTTTTTCTGATTAGCAGGGTCTAAAAGATCAATGTATTTTACCGGACCTTCTGCGGCAGATTTTTCTCTATGAAATCTGTCATTACCGTCGTCCATAACCAATTGTGTACCGCCCAGTCTACTCACCGGCACAGTGGCTTGACTGTCTGTTTTTCCTATCTTTTGTTTTTTAGCGGTAGATCTTCGATCCAGCGGGCCGGGTGTACTTATACCAAACACCATGCTAGGAGCTTCTCGTCTAGGTGAGCTTGTATTGAATCCCCTGACATCATCTTCTAGAAGTCCTTGTTCAAGAAATCTATCCGCTATGGGATGAACGACTCTGGGATATTTTTCGGGATCTATTTCTTGACGTTCTCCATTAATACGTTTGTTTATTTCTGCCACAGGCAACGGCAAAGGATTACCGGTGCTGTCTTTCATAGGACCGTATCGTTTTTTATCTTCGGCGTCGAGACTGTTTACAGTACTACCAGCTATAGCTGGCACCATATGATTGATATTTCTACCTGGCACACAGGCAAACCAGTAACCCAGGCTGGGATCACCGTTCACAAACAACACTAGCACGTTAACCCCAATATCCGGTGGCACAAACCACATGCCGTATGATTTCTGCGTGTCACTGAATCCGTCTATGGTAGACTTTGTGCCGTCATTGTTACCCATAAATTCGAAAGGTGTGTATCCAAAGAACGGAGATGCATATTTTACAATGAAAGTTTGACTGTCATCTCCTGCAGTATTCGCTTGATCTTTTAGTAAATTAACTTCTATTGATCCCATAAATGAGGGATCAAGGTGGCTGACTACTCTGGCCACATATATACCTGAAGTGAGGCCTCCAGAGGTAGCATCTCCTTCTGCTGATGGTCTTGTGACTTCTGCCATTATCGTTGTCCTAGATCTCTGTAATATTTAAATCCCACTATCACCGGGGCTTGATTAGAAGTTGTTGTTGTTGCTTTTTTATCTGCTGCTGCTTTGGCTGCTCTTCTCGAAGAGTTTCTGAGACTGTCTGTGGTATTAGCTGAACTAGAAGCAGCACCATTATTTGCTACCGCAGCTCGGTCAGTGAGATCGTTGGTGGCATTGCCAACACCACCAGTATAGGAGCTTCCGCTATTAGGTGAATTAGCTTTTTCTGCTGGTCTGTCTTTTTGTAATGCGGGACTGTTTTCTTTGGATATCAGAGCTGCACTTTCTCCGGTCACAGTTTCATTGATCTCAGGTCCCTGTGGCCCAGGCATGCGTAATAGTTTAAGTTTCTGCTTCCACATGCCGTCTGCGAATGTGTTCTCACACATGTTCACTCTATAAAGTCCACCAAACGCACTTTCTTTGCCGGCAACTGAAAAGTCATATAATCCAGTTTTAACGTCGATATCTGCCGGAGTTCGCAGTGATATGTAGATGTAGATATTGCCACTTTCATAATTCATTGTTCCGTCGTCAGTGATTTGAGATGTAGCACTTGCAGCCTTGGCGAAATAATTTGCACTACCGCTGTCCACTAACCAATAAGGATCTCCCAGTATTTCCAACGTCACAGTAACCATGTCGGCACTGCTTCCAGTGATAAATGCCCGTTGAAAATTTTCAGCAACTATTTCTTCACTGCTCTTATCGCCTGATCCACCCTTAGATCCTTCTAGAGCGTTAGGGTCTCTCAATGTTCTTGCGCGGCCGGCCTGTGCTGATTGCACCGATTTAGCAGGACCCTCCCCTGTCTTGTAAGTGGTGTTTGTAACTTCAGCATTTTTTTGATCTTGATTCGCAGTTTTAGCAGATTCATGTTGAGCTTTGGGATCAGTGGGGGTAAAAAACATATTATTGATTTCAATGGCTAATGTGAGAACATCAGTATTTTGCCCAGAGTAAATATATTGATATTCTTTTACAACCGATTTCATAAGTTCCTGATATCCTATCGGAGCTGAAGATGCATTTGTAAAAATACTTTGATGTGTGAGATACGGCACAACCCTGTAGATAATTCGTTTGGCATAATCTCCAGTGCTGTCATCAAAATCTAACATTTCTATTTGGACATCTAGTTTATACCACTGGATATAACCTGCAGGTAATAGTTTGTTGGGTTCTATGGCTTTTTTTGCCCAATCAGAACTAGTGATCACTCGATTTATAATTGCTGTCAGCGTCTGAGCTTGTCCAAATTGAAACGCACGAGTTTTGGGATCGATAACCATGCCATCTCGTTTCAACACACCTGTGGTTTCATCAAATGTATCGCCTGCACGTTTGAACAAAGGATTACCGCCGCTACCAATTTTCTGATTAAATCCCATGCTACCAGCAGCAATGACATTTTGTTCTCCCTGAGGTTGAGATACTGAATTATTTTGTGTATTAGATCTAGATGTGATAGCCTGTAACACAGCACGGTTGGTGCTGTCTGGCACTGCGTCGAGATCAATAGTGGCTTTGTTTTCAGTGCTGTCAGTGACTGCTGAAGACTTCCAATCGCTGGCCTGTATAGGAAATTGTATGACATATTCATCAGGAAATTTAATTTTCTTTTCGGCAACTAATTTGGCTTCGTTGGCATTGAGGTGGGCCACTAGACTGCCCGGTCCACTGGCTAACATTTCATATACATTTTCTCCGAATAGTTTTACGTCACTGTAGCTGGTATTGATAACATCTGAAAATCCTGTGTGATTTAGTGGTATGGCTTCTACCTTATACGTTGATCCACTTTCAGTTACCGTAAATTTAGTAGAAGTCAGTTTCATCACAAAAAACTTGGGTTTGATCACTTTGAGCTCTTTGCCTTGATCGTCATAGCCTTGTATATCCATGCGTAGAACATATGGTGTTACATTTAGATAGCTGTCGTAACCTGCTGCCGTTGCTGCCACCTGCATGCTCTGTAATAATAATCCCATAGAATGCGGTTCAATGATGTCAAAGCTAAACTTAATGGCATTGCTGTTTCCAGTCTTTTGATTAGATCCGATCAGAGTGTTCATAACAAAATTGTTAATATAATATTCTGGTACACCATAGAAAGTGTTTACACGTTCACTGTCGAATCTACCCCCGCTGGAAAAAATAATGTTGGTCAAGTCAGCAGGACTGTTTCTATATGAACTTGGATTGTTATACTGTTGTGGAGTTAAACAAGCCATGGTCCATAACACATTCATAGATGCAAACTGCTCCATGGGGTTAGGAACCAGTGCTGGTAAATCTTTAACAAAGGCTGTTGTAGTTTTTGACGCTTGTTGAGTTGAAGCACCGCCTCTCAACGGATTAGATGGTCTAGCGGGATCAAGATTGGTTATATTTTCCGCTGTACCTATGGGGATAGAGCTGCTAGTGGAATTCATTCTAACCATACTACCGTCTGGTTTGAACACTAATTCTTGACCTTCAGGAACAAATCTTGATGCCATTTAAACTCCCAGAAACTTTTGTAGATTGGTCTTTTTAGGCAGATATATCACGGTACCTGGTTCAAAGTCGTAGATTGGATCTTTCAGCACGGACATATTTCTCTGTATAAACACCCACCATAGTTTGGCGCTGCCGTAGGTATCATATGCCAGCAGGTCGGGTCTGTGACGATATTGATTTTCTATCACATATCTAAAATCATCGGACTCTGCAGGTACTGGTCTTATCTCTAGAAGATCAAGATAAAAATTGTTTTGTCGAGTATTTGCATACGGACTATTTTTAGAATATTTGGCCATTAGATGTATCCCACATTACCTTCACCGTTGGCTTCGGCTAGTCTGCCACGAGCATAATCTTGTATATCAAACTTCCTCAGCATTTCTCTACTATATACAGGAGCAACTGTGACCGATATAGTACTTAACACCGGCACCCAAGTTCTAGTTCTATATGTGTCACAGAGAATGTAATTTACATCGTCTTTGAGATCCACTGAAAAACTTTTTATGATAATAGGTGTTCTATCAAACACGCTGGCGCCATATCCAGTGAGATTACATACTATAGGAGGATTACCTGCATTGTCTCCTTGACCGAAAAACATCTTAGTAGCTGTTTTAAAAAATGTAGTAGCGGCAATCCAATAGGCCGCGTCTGTTTCTGTTTCACAACTGAAATCACCACTGATCTGGATGTCTTCTACTACGCTGTTTTTGTAATTGTGTTGTGTGTAATTGCTGTGTACAGGATTCACTACATTGTATTCAGCTTTAGTAGACACTGTGATATTTGGCAGATACGGCCAAACCACTCCGCCTGTGTCTTTCAGTCTATCAAACATTGCGCTGTTGAATATATTCCAATTACAAGTGATCCGCACTCGCCAATCATCTTTGCTTCCTGGCTGTAGTTGTATGGCTTGACCTTGGCTGGCAAATACTTCTGCCCCTTTGGGAATATTCACGCCTCGCTTGAGGCTAAGTAAGTTGTTGAGCATACCGGCAGCTGCACTAATACCGCCGGCAGCTTTCATTAGTCCGCCTGCAAGATTACCACCAGTGAGTTTGTTTATTGTTCCGGAGATGTCTGCTGATATGTTACTGGTTGATCCTGTTACAGATCTCAGAGAATCTACAGCACCGCCTACTTTACTTTGTACAACATTGTTTATGCCCATTGCAGAATTACCGTCAAACCTAGAACCACCACTCATGCCATTTAATCCCGAACCTATATCTCCCGAAAGTTCTGCACTGAGCTTATCAAGATTTTCTTTGGCCTGTGGGGAAACTTGGTTCTGTAAAGCAGCTTGTGCTTCATTAGTTGATTGGCCGATACTGTCCGAGAGACCCGCCACTAGAGTCGATAATGGTGCCACCGGATTACTGTTAGGCCCAGATGAGGGACTTCCGCCTAGAAAACCAAATTCTCTTGCTAATCTTTCCCCCTCAGCCCGTTGCTCTGGTGTGCTAGCAGCATTGTTGACTGGACGACCAAATCGATCTGTTGAAGCGATTTCATCATCGGTGCGAAAGCGATAATTTTTCTTTTGACTTTGTTCAACACGCTGTTTAGGAGATTGAGGGTATGTCTGAAGAGCCATTTTGAGCAGATTTCCTTGTCATATACACTATTTATTATAGAAAAAATATGCTATTATATAACTAACCCTGGAGAATACTAATTGACAATTGTACCTAAAATCAAGTATCTAACTAACAAAGATCTACTTAGAGAAATACATCTCAGCAAAAACACCTACTGTAG